AGATTTCAGCCATTTTCAAGACATCACGCTGCTGCTTTTAAATGGTTAGAGTCTAATTTTGGCGCTGCTGATACATTCATAGCAACCACTAATACCGTAGCTCCCCCAAAGAGCCCATTAAATTTCCAGGAGAAAAAAGCGATCATATCTAAATACGGATTTGGAAATCAAGTAGTACAAGTTAAAAATCCTTACAAGGCAGAAGAAATCACTTCTAAATACGATCCAAAAACTACCGCAGTAGTATTCATGGTAGGTCAAAAAGACATGCAAGAGGATCCAAGATTCGTAATCGGTAAGAAAAAGGACGGCACAGACTCTTATTTTAGAAAATATAGTAAGGACACTACAATGAAACCTTACACTCAGCATGGATATTTAATTGTTGCTCCTCACGAATCTTTCGATATTCCTGGAGTTGGCGAAATGAGCGGTACAAACATAAGAAAAGCGTTATCGATGCCAACCACAGCAAGTCAATACAAGAAAAATTTTGAGGGCGTATTTGGTTGGTGGGATGAAAAGTTGGCCAAGCTAATGAAACAAAAATTCTCAGCGCAACCTTTAAAAGAGACCACAGTATTGAGCTCTCTTTTTAGGGCATTATTAATGGAGGGTGGTGCAGGCGGCCACATGGCGCATCCTTTCGATATCAACGGAGTCAATACTGGTAAAGATTTGATAAACGTGTTCGATAAAACTGCAAAATTCTTACAAAAAAATCCTGCTCCTGTAAAAATAGACGGAGTAAATGCATCGATAAGACTTGGTAATATAGATGGCAAAAGAGAGTTCGTGATAGATAGAGGATCTTCAAAAGAATTGGACGTTAAAGGAGTTACTAAAGCGGATTTACCTGCTAGATTTGAAACTCCTGGACACGGAATGATAAAAGTCGGAGGAAAAGTATTAGACATATTTAACAAATCCCTTCCCTTGATTAAAGACGAGTTGAATCAATTGGGAATGATCAAAAATCCCAACATACTTTTTAATATTGAATATGTAGAGGGCAAAACCAATGTGCAGGATTACGGTAAAAACTTTTTGGCGATACACAACCTATTAGAAATACAACAAAATCCAGGAAAAAAATCAAGATCTACTCACGAAATTCCTTATTCTAAAGACGTTTTAGAGTCACTAATAAAGAAAATACAACCAGTAGCCAAAAAGTACGGATTTGAAGTGTTATCTTCAATTCCAGCAAAGCTTTCTAATACACCTAATTTTAATTCAGCATTATCAAAGAGCTATTCTGTGGTGCTTGCAAAGGGCAAAAAAGAAACTAAAAGCTTAAAAGCATGGTTGGATCAAGCAAAAAATACAAAGGGCATTAAATTAAAACTAAAGAACGGTAAAACTGTTGACGCATTAAGTAAGCAAGTATTCTTGGCAGTTAAGAATGGTACTCCTGTCACAGAATTAGTGGCAGATCCTAAGGACGCAAAAATAGCAATAGACTCTTTTGTTATATACGAAGCTACCATGGAACTTGGGGACGTACTATTAAAGTCAATGACAAGTCCGTTGGGCCCTGTAGATCAACAAGAGGGAATAGTTGTGAGAGATAAAGCAATATCCAACGAACCATTTAAAATAACAGGATCCTTCATAGTTAGGGGATTGGAAACATCATTCACAAGCTAATGACTACAGAACAACGCATACAACTAATAGAGGAATTCATTGATTTCGCCGCTTATCATTTAAAGATAGAGCAACTTCCTAAAATGACTTTTATTGAAGACAAAAGTTGGGTATTGGCCAGACACAGTTTTGGTGAGTATACAAACGAAACAAAGTCAATAGTAATGTATATAGCTAACAGAAATTTAGCTGACGTCCTAAGAACTCTGGGTCACGAATTAACGCATCACAGACAAGACGAACTTGGATTATTGTACAGTAAATCAGGAGAGACAGGATCACCTGTGGAAGACGAAGCCAATATAGTTGCCGGTATTTTAATGAGAGAGTTCGGCAAACGTCACGAATTAATATACGAGAGCGTTAAAGATAACTTACTAAAACAACTTATAAAATAGAAATATGAAAGAAACAGTTTTGAAGAAAGAGTTCTCCAAAAAAGACGTTCAAAGGATGAGAAACATCATCACTAAAAGGACGGGAGATAAAACTCAAGTGTTAGCCGGATGGGAAAAGAAGATTGAAGAGCACAAAGAAGGCGACGTATGGGAAGAGAATGGGCGCAGCTGGACAATCTCAAATGGCATAAAGCAAACTGTTACTAAGCTGGACAGATTTAAGCAGATGGTGGTTCTCCCATTGTGTTGTCCTAAGTGTTCTAAACCCATGAGAATAGACGAACTCAACAAAAAAATGTACGGAATTCATCAAATGTGTTTCGACTGTGTGATAGATATGGAGGCCGAAATAAAGAGACTAGGAAAATGGGACGAATACGTTAGCAATCAAAGAAACGCAAATAAGAATGCCCAATTGGACGATTTAGAAAGACAGATCGAATCGTGGTTGAACCAAAAAGATTCGTTTGTATCAGAATCAGGAGAGGTTGAAAGTTGGTCCGAAGGTGATAAAACTAAAATGTACGAAGAGGTAAAACAATGGATCGAAGAACAAAAGCAAGTAACCCTATAACATATTTATAAATAAATTTCAAGAAATGCCGGCAAAATCAAAATCGCAACAGAGATTAATGGGAATGGTTCACGCAGCCCAACAAGGAGAAAAACCAGCTAGCGCTAAAGTAGCAAAATTGGCTAAATCTATGTCTAAAAAATCCGCAACAGACTTCGCTTCTACAAAGCACAAAGGTCTTCCTAATAAAAAGAAAAAACCTAAATACGAAAATTATGTAGGAGAAATTCACGCAGTAACTCATCCTTACGAAGGTTGTACTTGCGCTGGAATGGTAAAAGAAATTGATCCTCTGAAAGGACTTGCTCCTCATTCAATAATGGCAGAAGAAGTACACAGCTTGCATCCAACAAAAGAAGCAGCTTTAAAAACAGCGGAAAAACTTCACTCAGGCCATTTAAAAAAGCTTGAAGAGATCGAAAAGAAAAAAGATCATGTGGCCAAAAAAATTACCCATGCGATTGATAATTTAGAAAAGAAAAGAAAAGAGCACATTGATTTGGCAAAGAACGATCCAAAGAACGCAAGATCTCACAAAGAACACATCGCTCATTTGGCTCACCAAATAGACGATCTGATGGATAAACTAGAAAAGGTTGAGAGATCAAAAAAACACAAGAAAGAAAATAAAAAGAAATAAATGTTAGAGACAGAGCACTTTTGCCCTCAGTGTTTAGCAGAATACATCAAAGAACACTGGAATTCTTTACAAGAAGCAAAGTATCACGGTAGAACCGTAACTTTGGGAAAACCATTTTTAACTCCTGATGGACCAAAGAAAAGATCAGTGTACGTTAAGAACGCAAAAGGAAACGTAGTTAAAGTCAATTTCGGTCAAAAGGGCGTAGCAATTAAAAAAAGATTTCCAAAACACAGAAAGTCCTACAGAGCAAGACACCATTGTGAGAATCCAGGACCTAGAGATCGTGCTAATTATTGGTCATGTCGTTTTTGGTAATTTTTTAAGAATATGGTAAAACTATCAACTATACTAAAAGAGATCCTAGAAGCGGAAAGAACTAAGTCAGGACGCAAAGTTAATAAAGCGTATTTGACAAAGAATAAGTCCGCTATGAAAAGGGAAATAGACAGAGTCGCCAAATTAAAGAACGACGATCCTTCTGCGTATAGAAAATGGGACGCTGATTATCCAAAAAAGGACAAGAAAAAACCTTATAAGACAAAAAAATCCGCAGCCACTTCTGCCTATCATAAAAGATTTGGAGAAAATATAAACGAAGGAAACGAGGACAAAGCTTTAGCCAATAAGGCAAAAGCCACTGGTATATCTAAAAGCGTGCTTAGACAAGTATATCAAAAAGGATTAGCAGCATGGAAAACTGGACACAGACCTGGAGTTAGTCAGCACCAATGGGCAATGGCTAGAATTAATTCATTCGTTACTGGAAAAGGCGGAGCGAGAAAAGCTGACAAAGGTCTTTGGAAAAAAGCTTCAAAGTCAAAGAAGAAAAAATAAAAAAAGTATAATTCGCATACCATGAATATTAAATCTCATAAGCCATTAAGAAAGCATATTCGTTTAATACGAGAAAATGCTAAACAGGCGAAAGGCTATTTAGAACAGGGTAAAATATCCAAAGAAGATCTAGAAGCTTTATTGAATGCTGATCCCACTAAACAAAAAAAATACGTTGGTTGGATGGCTAAAATCTTCATAAAAGACAGGCCCGACATAGACGATCTAAGAAATACAGTAGAAGAGTTTAATACCTTTTTCAATAAAGGAAAAATGAGCGTCAAAGATATAAATCAATTCAAAAGTTTTGAAGAATTAAAATCAGAGGTTTCAAAAGTGAACAATTCAGGGCAAGGAATATCTGTAAAAGAATTGGAAAACGATTACGAGACTATAGTAGATAATTCCAACTTACTTATTATTTGTCCGCACACTCATGAGGCTTCCCGTAAATTAGGTCTATCAAAATTTGCTTTTAGAGACTGTGAAGAAGGTGGAAAAGACTCAGCATGGTGTACTACATACAAAGCACCCGACCATTTTAATGACTACTACTACAGTAATAACGTTACCTTTTATTACGTTAGAGTAAAATCTCAGGAACTAATTCAAAAATTAAAGCAAGCATTTCCTGAGACCTACAAGCAA